GTGCGCCGCTGCTCATACCCGTCACCAAACCGGATTGTCTGCACACGCGGTTCTCGCTCCGCACGCATACCCGGCCTGATCTTCCAGTTAAATGATTCCATCAGACCCGGCCTCCGCTCATCATGCCGCCGTCACGCTGCTGCTGAAGGAAGAAATCTTTCGCGCCCTGACGCCCCAGCTCGTACATCATTCTGGCGGCCTCTGGCCCGAGCTGCCCGTTACGGCCGTCATTGTGAATGGTGACATTAAAGACGGGCGTGTATTTCAGGCCGTCTCCTGTCATCCGGGCCACCACGCCCAGCTTACCGTCGGCACCGCGACGCAGTGGAAAGATACCTTCTGGTCCGGCCTCGCCCATGACGCCAGCACCATGGGCAAACGCAAACAGAGTAGGTGTCCGGATCACGCTTCCGCTGAAGGCATGAAGTTCAGGAGAATGAAAAACACCGCCCTGCGCATGAAAGGACAACGCATGTTGCTTAATTAGCCCGGCAAAAAAATCCACGCCCCTGACCAGCGTCATTTTCACCAGGCTCTGGGTGAGCATGCTCAGAACAGTTCGGGTAAAGTCTCGAAAACCTGCCTTACCGTCCGTCAGCAGAGCACTCAGCTGTGTGCTTAACCCGTCAAGTGCCCTGGACGAAGCCTGTTTTATCTGGCTGTTGGCATCAAGCGCCGCATCACGATACTCAGCCCATGCGCTTTTTGATCCCGCCAGCCAGTCAGCCCGCAGCTTTTCTTCCGCCTGCCAGGTTTTTTGCTGCGCCTTTAACACCGCAGCAAGCATATCTGGCGCCTCTGCATAGGTGGCACCGAGTCGGGTAATGCTGGCATGTTGCTGTGCATCCCGGGCCGACAGGCCGTGTTCAAGCGCCGCAATTTCCGTCTGCCGCGTGCGCTGCTGCTCCGTAAATTTCCCAGCCTGTACCTGAAGCTGATTCATGCGTTCCTGAAGCGCCACTTCATCCCCCAGCATGGCCAGTTTTTCCTGCTGAAGCAGGACGCTGGCTTTACCGGCAAGCAGGGATTTTTCCTCCTGGGTCAGCTGGCGTTTTTGTGCGGCTTCCTCAAGAACATGAAATTTCGCCTGAGAGGCCCAGAGGTCTTTACGCTGCTGACTGACAATACCTGCTTCCTGATGCGTCTTCAGAGCGTGCAGCCGGGCCTGCAGTGCCAGCATGTCAGCCTGCGCCTTTTCGCCTGCGAGGGCAGCCGCGGAGGGTTGATGTGCGTCCCGCCGTTTTCGGCGGCCTGCGACAAGCGTGTCATAGCGCTGTTTTTCACGGCGCATCGCCTCTTCTTTAACCTCACGGGATGCCCATGAATGGCGGATAACTGACAGCGCGCGCTGGTGTTTTTCCTCATCCGTTTCGTACTTTTTTTTCAGGGCCTGGTCAGCATCGAAACGGCGCTTTTTACGGATTTGCTCATCCCGTTCCGCCTTCTCACGGGCAGCTTTCAGGTCCTGCTGAAATTTTTGCTCTTTCAGCCGGGAAAGCGCGTCCCTGTCCTGCTGCGTCACTGGCAGCCAGGTTTTTCCCAGCGCCATTCCACCAGCATCTATTTTTTTCTGTAACGCGGCGATCTGGTCTTCAAGCGATCGCTCCCGCCCGATACCCAGCATGGCGTCCCAGGCACCTGCCGCCGTCTCCCCCAGCCATTTCCAGGTTTTCTCCAGCGTTCCCAGATGCTGTGCCACATCGGCGCTGCGAAGACGCAGGGTTTCAGCGTAACGATCCATAGCCAGTGCTGCCGCATCGGCTTCACGCCCCTGTTCAGCCAGGCGGGTGATGTTTTCCAGTTCGGTAGCCGTCAGAAAGTGCAGGGATTTATCCAGCTCCCGGACGGCAGCGACGGGCGAGTCCTGAAGGCGCGCAAACTGCCGGATAGTCTCTTTGGTGGCCTGACCGGTTATGGCTTTAAGACGGGCCGCAACATCAGCGACCTGCCGGAGGTGCTGCCCGTTAAATAAACCCGAGCTGGTGACTTCCGCCAGCACAGAAGCCGCTTCATGCTGCGTAATACCGTTGCCCGCCAGAGAGCGGCTCATCGCCTGTAGTGCTGAGGTTGTCCGGGCGGCATAGTGGCCGGTGAGGATAAGATTCCTGTTAAAGGTCTCCGCCTCCTGGCTGCCCTGATACCAGGCTCTGCCCAGTCCCCAGACGGCGGCGGCAATACCGCCCACCACCCCGGCTATGCTCAGACCGCGCAGGGTCATCAGCTTTTCTAACCATCCGGCATTATTCGCAAGCGTAATGCCGGAGCCACGAAGTGCGCCAAAATTACCCCGCGCCATTTCGCCAAACAACACGCCAAGCTCGCGCCGCGCCGCCGCGCTCTCAAGGCCCAGAGAGTGCGTTTTCTGACGGGCCGACTCCAGCTTACGGATATAGATTTCCGCCGCATCGCCCAGCCCCAGCTGTGCCGCGCGCGTTCTCAGCATCTCTTCACGCGAAAGCCGTTGTGTGGCCAGCTGTGCCTTGAGCTGGCTGAGAAAGCGGGCTTTTGCCTGCGTGGCCTGCACTTCAGCGCGCGAAACGGAGGAGACCTGCTGCGCAGCGCGCCCGGCCTGCTGCCCCGCGTTTTTCAGCTGACGTTCGACCCGGCCCATCTGCTCGTGAAACCGGGCAGTCTCAGCCCCAAGGTTTACGACAAGATCAGCGATCTGCTGGGACATGGCGTTCTCCTCCCATGGACTCTGCCACGGCCATCAACATGTCATCAGTCATGAGGTCACCGGTTCCTGAGCGACTAAGCAGGCTGAATTCTTCTGCATTCAGCCCGCATTCACCTGTGGCGAGCGCCACCATTGTGCTGCTGAGCGCCGCAAATTCAGCATCCAGCAGGCGATGGCTGAACGGCACAGCGGCGAAATAACGCTGCCAGTCCGCGAGTTCAGAAGACGTCATCTCGCTGAGCATCCGGCGCCAGTCAGGGCGGCGAAACTCATGAGCCAGAAACATGATAAATTTCAGCTCCCGTTCGCCAGCTTTACCTTCACGTCTTCCTCCCCGGGGCCGGATTGTTCGCCCGGCTTTTCATCTCCCTTGAGATCGCTGAGAACCATCACCTTTTCAGCAGCCAGACACAGCGCCTTTTCGGGCCAGTCGGCCAGAATCTCCTGATATATGTCGTTGACGTCCGTCTCACGGTGACAGTTCCAGAGCGCGCGGGAGACAAGCCAGGCATACGACTCCGTATTGAGCCTGACCATGGCAGCCAGGCTGGCTGTTTCGGTAAGAGAATTGATATCAATGGCGTCAGAACTGGCAACAAAATCAAAAAACTCGGCGCGCTGCAGCGCTGTCAGTTCAGATAACTTTATTTGCTCGGGCCCGTAATGAAATACGGTTTGTTCCAGAAACATCAGTGACCTCCTTGTTCATGGTTATTGTCAGAATGTGGCGCAGGTGCAGGCGACTGCGGAATTTCTTCAGCCAGAACCGGACGGCCGCTGTTCGTTACCTTGATGGTTCGCGTAATGACCTCTTTTGCCGGAATGGTCTTGCCAAGGCTGCTGACCCAGCCCCGGAACAGATCGACCGTACCGTTCGGATAGCGGATTTTGTAATAGCGAACCTCCCCGCTGTGAAACCAGCTCAGTAAATCTTTCTGCCCCTGCTCGCCGGGTTTCCAGGCAAGCGTAATACTGGCTTCGCCCGCCGACTTCTCGCCCTGCGCCGTGGCTTTCCAGTCGGCATCCGGATCGTCCAGCCAGGTATCGTCGTAACTTTCCGCACTTATTTCGCCAGGCTGCAGCTCCCGGATTTGGGCGAGTCGTGTCCAGCCGTTATCATCCAGTGGCTTAGCTGCGGCATCACCACTGCCGGTGAAAATCAGTAAGGTGGTACCTGCACCTTTAACTGATGCAAGAGGATTTGGTGTCGCCATAGTGGCTCCTTACATCTGATAAGTAATGAGATAAGTCAGATCGGCTGAACCCCAGCTCGCCATTTCACTGTCCCGCTGCCAGTCATAACTCTGCGGCGTGAGCGTATCGATCACGGATGAAAGTGCCGGCACGTTACTGAGCGCCGGCAGGATATGGCGTTCAACCCACTCATCCAGTGCCGTATCCGGTTGGGTTGCCCGGAGGAATACCTCGATATGCAGCGTGGCCTGCCAGGCTTCCGCATCCAGATAGTTCCCGCTGTAGCGTGCGTCTGACAGATAAACAGCTACGGCGGGCAGTTCTTTTTCATCAATAAAAACGGGGCGACCATCATGAAAGGCCGCCCCGCTGATGTGGGACCTGAGCGCATCCGTGAAGGTGCGCCTGATTTCAGCGTGTTTTTTCATAACCTCCTCCTCAGGTACAGCCTCAGTTGTTGTCTGAACGCGGCGGCCAGTTCAGCCTGCATATCCGTTTCCATCAGCTGCCGGCTTTGTTTCTGATAACTCTCCGTCAGCGGTCCGGACAGCGGGATTTTTACAACCTGAACCGGATAGCGACTGCGGCCGGTCCGCTGCAATACATGCCAGCGGCCGTTAGTCAGTTGCTGTATAAATGCATTCCGGAAAGTAAACCGCCCCACCTTGAGCACGCTGCCATGCCGGCTGGATGCTGTCTTTCGCCGGGACAGCTGCATTCGGGCTATGCCCAGACTGATGGCTGGTAAATTCCCACGGTTAACGAGCAGGCGTGCGGTCGGGTCAGCATGTCCGGGCGTGGCCAGGCGTAGCCGGACACGCTGTCTGACCAGTTTCCGGGGAACGCCTGTCTCCTGCGCAACCTGACGTGTACTGTGCGTAATGACACGGCGTGCCACACGATTCACCGCCTGCGCCAGCGCGCGGGGCACCAGCTGACGATCGAGCTCATGCAGGTTATTCAGTGCCTGTTTCAGTCCCTGCACTTTTATCCTCCTCAAGCCAGATTTGTGGCTTGTTGTTATAGGTGTGCCAGCGTTCAACCCGCCAGACCTTTCCCTGCCATTCAACCCTGTCGCTTCGCCCCGGCTGATAAACGTCGTCGAAAACAATCAGTGAAACCCCCTCACCCGATAACGGCCCGAGGTCAGCCGGAAACGCATGTTCTGTTGCATACATTGCCTGACCATTGATCACAACGTTCTGCCCAAAGCGCCGGGCGGTAACAGTATCCATGCGTAAACGAAGCGACCTGAAATCGTTCATTAATGCCTCGCAGAGTAAATGCAGGACGTGGTCAGGCGTTAAACGTTGTCCGCCAGTTCACGGGTGAGTTCGGTGACTGCATTGAGCTTCACGGGCGCTAACGTCTGCCCGTCAAGTGAGTTTTCCCAGACTGTTCCCACGACTGGCATCTGATTCACCCCGGCCAGGGTGATGTTACCTTCAGCCAGTGCGACAATCTGGCCGGCATAAAACCTGTCCGTTTTGATTTTGGGAAGAAGAAACACACCTTCAGCGAATCCATCCCCGGTATGGCCGGGCGGGATATCCGCAATCACCATGGCAGCGACTTTTCCGACAAAAACCAGCTCCCCACTTTTCATCGTTTTATCCAGGAAATTACGAACAGGGATCGTTTTCCCATCCTGCACATAATTTGTTGTCATCGTTACTCTCCTTCCGGTCGGTACTGACCGGATTTCAGACATAAAAAAAGCCCTTTCGGGCATTCAGATTTTTTACGACATATCAGGCAACGCACTGTACCAGACCACGATAGTCAATCGGCGCAACGCCGGCATCAATGCGCACTTTCGTGGTAATACCATCAGCTGTAAAGCCCTCCGTCTGGTCGATAAATGGTGTATCCACACCGTTAAGGTAAGCCACCTCAATCGTGTCCGAACCTTTTGCCGCCGCCAGGTAGAACGTGTTCTGGCTGGCATCGTCCAGACGCGGTTCGGCAATTACCTTCGCGAAGTTCTGCACAGGGTTAATGATACCGGCGTTAATGTCAGCGCCTTTAACAGACGTTGAGCGAATGACCTGGCTTGCAGTGGACTCCATGGCCGTTGGTACCAGCACGAAAGCCGGACGAATGTTGAGATGGCGTTCGCCTTCTTTCTGGCGACGCATCATCTGGCGGGCTTTGTCCAGAGACACCACATCCATTGCCGCTGCTTTCAGCACGTTGGCATGACGCGCGCTGTCAAACAACGGCACGTCATCGGTGGAAAGGTTCGGGTTGGTGGTCAGAATGGCATAAACCAGATCCGCCACGGTGGCTTTTGCCGCGCGGCCGAGCTTCATGGGGACATCGGTCAGCACGCTAAGGTCATCGTTGATAATGGCCTGGCGGGTGATGCTGAACAATTCGCCGTAGGTCGCCAGGGCAATCGTTGCCTGCTTATCAGACGTCGTGACGTATTTGTACTCCGCCCCCTCGCGGACCTGACGTAGCGAAGGAAAACCGCCCAGTCCCATGCGATGCGCGATTTTGAAATCGGACAGCTGCCCCTTTTTGGTCCATTCCCCGAATGTTTCAGGCGCCTCTTCCCAGCCCTGAAGAAGGGACTTGCCAGTCACATCCAGCATGATATTGCCGTAATCGGACGTGCTGTGCGTAAACGCCAGGCCGACGATTTGTACCGAATTATAACTGGCCACACCGAAGCCCCGTTCGGTCAGCGACAGGCGCGCATGTTCACGAAGCGTCATGCCGTTATAAGGGTTATCCGGCTGAAGTGGCTCATAACCGACCCGCGCCATGATGGCCTGCCGGATACCGTCACCGGTAAAATTCCCGTTTCCGGCATAGATATAAGGTGCGGCTGATTTGTTAGAAGGCGTGCTCTCTTTACCCATTTGCGTCAGCAGTTTCTCGCGTGCCAGCTCAAGCGTGCACGTCGGATCCGCAATGCAGGCTGCCTGCAGGGTATTGTATTTATCACCGAACATCCCAAACAGGTCAGTGAGCGCCCGTGCGCGAACACGTTGCTCTTCAATGAACTGTTCACGCAAACCCGCTTCGTTCACATCTGCCTGAGGTGGAGCAGGATTGTGCGTCAGGCTGTTCTGCGGCGGCGTCAGCATATTGCGTAGGTTTTCTGGCATTTTTTCGTACTCCTCGATACGTTTTGAATCAATGCGGGCCATTGCCTGAACGGCGGGCGTTAGCTGGTCAGCAAATCCCAGCGAGACACACTGGGTACCATCCATCCAGGTTTCTTCTTTCAGCATGTCGGCGATAACCTCATGGGCCAGCCCTGTTTTGGCGGCATAAGCCGGGATGAGCACAGCCTCCGTTTTATCCAGCAGCTCAGCGAAATCACGCATGTCATCGGCGTCACCGCCCGCGACCGCCCAGGGCTTATGGATCATCATGAAACTGTTGGCTGGCATAATGACCGGATTACCGACCATGGCGATGACGGAGGCCATCGACGCGGCCACGCCGTCGACATAAACCGTAATGGCAGCAGGGTGATATTTAAGTGCGTTGAAAATGGCGATCCCTTCAAAAATGCTGCCACCAGGCGAGTTGATATGAAGGGTAATGTGTTTGATCTCGCCAAGAGCCTGGAGGTCGCTGATAAACTGTTTTGCCGGCACGCCCTGAAAACCGATTTCGTCATAGATATAAATCTCTGCCTCAGCTTCGCCCCGTGCGGCCATCCAGAACCAGGATTCAGTCTTCTTCGTCTGCGTCACCTGACGCTGGCTTATCTGCTTTATTTTCTCGGTCACTGCTGACTCCTTTGTCGTTTGCCGGGTCAGTGTCGAACACCAGCCCTTCTTTTCGGTTTTCATCGACTTCCGCTTTGCGACGACGTTTAACCTCAT